CAGAACCCGACTAACCAAATAACAGAAGAACAGTTTTCTTTACAAAAATCTTATAATTTAATTCAACCACCTTATCCTCCTGAACATCTTGCTAAATTATTAGAAATAAATACTTTTCACTATCGCTGTACCCACACTAAAGCCCAAGATGTTGCTGGTAATGGTTACGAAATAAAGAAAGTAGAAGAAAATGCAAATGAAGACAATAAACAGCTTATAAAGGAGTTTATTAATAGACAGTTCCCTACTATAGAGGAAATACTGACTAAAGTTGAAATTGATTATAATAGTATAGGATATGGTGCTCTTGAGTTGGTTAAAGAGGGCAATATGCATAATACAGTGTATAGATATATGAACCATATACCTGCACATACTATTAGAGTGCTTAAAGATAATGATAGATATGTTCAAAAAAGAGGGACTAACTACAGGTATTTTAAGTCACCCACTTTAGAAAAAGATGTTAATAAACATAATGGGGAAATTAGTGAGTTAGGTGAACTTAATGAAGAGGACAGGGCATCAGATTTAATAATGCTAAAAGATTATAGTCCTCGTTCAGATTATTATGGGATACCAGGTATTGTCACTGCTCTTAATGCTATTTGGGGTAATCTTGCTCAACAGCAGTACAATAGTGAATTTTTCAAAAATCATGGGATTCCTCAATATGCTGTTTATATAACGGGCGATTATAATTTAGAACAAGATGATGAGGGTAATTATACAGTAATTGAATCTATAAAAGAACATTTATCTAAGGTTAGACAAAACCCACACAGTTCTCTTGTGTTTGGTATTCCTTCTAACACTAGTGGTATGGGAGATACTGTTCAAGTAGAGTTTGAAAAATTAGCAGTAGAAACAAAAGATGCTAGCTTTAGAATGTATAGAAAGGATAATAGAGATGAGATAGTTGTTAATCACGGTGTGCCGGGCAGTAGGATTGGATTGTCAGAAGCTGGTAGTCTTGGTGGTGATGGTGCTTATGAAACTAATAGGGTATATAAAGAAAGTACCATTAATCCCCGACAAAGAGAATTAGAAGAATATATTAATACTTATATAACCCGAAGTAATTTCAATATTGATGGTTGGCGTTTTAAATTAAAGACTATTGATATTGATAGTAAAGAAAAAGATAAAGAAATGTTGGGGTTTTTGTTTGATAACGGTGCTGCTACACCTAATGATTTGATTCGTAATTTAGGTGAAGATTATGGTATTGAGCCTGATGAGAATGACCCAGCATTAAGTTCTCACTATATACAGGGTCAACCCATAGATATGTTAGGTATGGGAATGTCCCAACAAGAAATAGATACTACTTTAAACTCTATTAAATCTAAATTGGAGATGGAAAAATGAATTACTTATACTTCCTTCAAAAATCAACTCAAAGACAAAGGGAAGCCGAAAGGGCTGTTAGGGAAAGATTAAGAAATTTATTTGCTCCTGTCTTTGCTCAATTTCCAGAAGAATTATCTAATGCTAGAAATAGAAGAGAGATAGCAAGTAGAGTTGAAGATGAAATGTTAGACCTTGAGGAAGAATATGCGGATATATTGTGGGAGGAAGGTCAGCCAATTGCTGAATATGGGGCAAACCGAACGGTTCATCATCTCCAAGCAGCAGGGGTATCTATAGCCATAGGAGTTATAGGCTCTGGTGTCTTTGATAGGTTGGAAGAAATGACTATCGAAACCACACAACAAACATTAGCCCGAATGTCAGATGATATAGTTGAGTATGCTTCTCAATTAGTGAGGGACGACTTAGATGAAAGTGAAATAGTTGAAAGATTGAATGATAAGTTTAATACTATGGAACAGTATGAAACAGAAAGAATTGCTCGAACTGAAATGACTTCTTACAATAATATGGCAGCTTATGAAACCGAAAGGGAACTGGGTGTAGATTTTCACCAGTGGATAACTGCTGATGATGAAAATGTTAGAGGTCTTGAAGACTGGGATACTGCAAACCATGTTATAATGCACGAACAAATAGTTAGAGTAGGCGAACAATTTTCTAATGGACTATTGTATCCAGGTGATAAGTCTGGGCCACTGAACGAAATTATTAATTGTAGATGTTGGGAAATCCCTTTTATTATACCAGAAGATTATTCTGCTCCTCCAGCACAAAGATATTTTTATGAAGATGATTTAATTGAGGTGGTATAGTGAACTGGAATGAAATAAAACAAAACCCAGAAGAGTTAGCTAATCTCACTAATGAGATAGGCACACGAGGAGTCGGGGACAGATTCCAGAAAAATAAAGATACTGTAGTTCATTGGTTGAAAAAACATGGTTATGAATATACTAATAAAAAATGGGAAAAAGATGATGATACCTTTGAGAAATATTTACAGGAAATATCTGATGAAAATATTAAGGTTAAAAAAGATAATGATACCTACACAATTTATTATCAAGAACAGAGTGCAACAGTCAGTCAGGATAAATTACAACAGCTGTATTATGATTATTGTGAACTAAACCTTACTATAGAAGAAACAGCAGTAAAGAATAATATGGTTACTGATGATTTTAAAATAATTAAAAAAGCATTTGATATTATTCATGACACTCTCCCGTTAACTGATAAAGAAATTTTAGAAAAATCACCAGAAGAAAATATTAAAGAAATTATTGATAAGAAAAAGAGAAAAATAAAAGAACAGAAACCTGTAGAAGAATTAAGAGAATTAAGAAAGATTGCTGATAAATATTATGAACAGTATTATCAAGCAGAGAGAATATTAGACAATATAGAAAATAAAATACCTAGTATCAATTATAAACCTCAACAAATTGATTATGAACCTCAACCTAAAGATTTAATGATAACATTATCTGACCTGCATTACGGTAAACTTGTTTTAAGTGAACATGTTTTAGGTATTGATGAGGATTATAATAAACAAACCTTTAAAGTTAGATTAAATAAGTATAAAGAAAAAATAATAGAAAAAATTAATCAACTACAACCAGAAACTATATATGTAGTTTATTTAGGTGATTTATCAGATGACCCGACAGCAAAAACTTACCCCAACCAACATTTTCATCAAGATGTGTCTCAAGAATCACAAATATTTGAATGCGCTGATTTATTAAATAAGTTTATTTTAGATATTTCTACATATAATCCTAATATACAAATTGTAATTTTACCAGGTAATCATGGGGATGAAATTGTTAATCCTGATATAGTTATTGGGGGTATAGTAGAGAGGGTTTTAGATTTTAATGTAGATGTAGTGAAAAGCCCTTATCAAGTGTTAAAAATAAGAGATAATAATTTTATATTTTCTCACGGTCATTTTTTAAGAAATGGGAAGAATACTAAAGAAAATGACATATTAAATATAATTCACTCTCTTAATTTACATAGAAGTAATACTTATTTAATAACGGCACACACACATCATGAAGAGGGGGAAGGTTCTGGGTATGAACATAAACAAGTACCTTCATTAGTGGGCGCTGATGGTTATGCTGCTAATAAATTAAATAAATTTGCTAGAGCAGCACAAATGGGGTTTGCAGTAGAGGAAGATGGATTAACAGATAGATTTAAAGTTTATTTTAATTAGGAGAGGAGTAATATGAAACCAGAAGTAAGACATCCATTAATACAAGTTAAATGTTTAGAAGTTGAAGAACCAGTATTTGTAAAAGGTACAAAGACAGGATTATTAGGGACTATTGATTACAAAAGTTTTTATATAACTATGGGGTATATGTTTGCGGTAAGTGATAAAATAACTATTGGGTCTGAAGATAAGCATATTATAGGAATAAAAACTAATGATGAGATACTCAGAATTGATAATATAAGGGTAGGTACTGATAGTCAAGAATTGGATATAATCATGCATAAAGATATAGAATTAGAAACTAATGAAAATAATGGAGAATTAGTTGGAGATGAGTTATATATAAGAAATCAGAATTTTAATTTTGATGTAGATATAGATACAAAATTTATTAAGAATGCTGGTATTGAAAGTGAAGAAATTGATTTTCATGTAGATACCTTATATGGAGAACAAGGTGTAGGAGGTAGAAGGATTGGAGTATCAGGAGAAGCCCCGATAAACTGGGAATTAGAACCAAATACTGAATATGCATTAGAATTTGATAACAAAGAAGGAGCAGAAGTAAAATTAACCTTTGGAATTAGTTTTAGTAAACTAATTAATGAAGATAATTTATCATTGTAAACTAATTTCTCAAATCACGTTACAATAGTTTATAATATATGTCAAAATATAATTAACAAGAAAGTAAATATAAGTGAGAGGGTGATTATATATGATTAATGTTCCTAAAAGGGGAGATATTAATACTAGAATAGGTGTAGGTGGGGGAGGACAAAATTTAAGTCGGTTAGGCCATGTGTTAAAAAGATTTGCAGTTGGATTTGAAGGTATTGTTGGAGGTTCTGCTACTTTAAATGGGGAAACAGTAACTCCTGTAGTTTTTGGAGAAAATGAGTATGGAGAATTATTTAGTGATGAAGTTGGTGCGGGAGAATCTTTTGATTT